CTTGCCCGCCACAGATAAATCCTGACAAGGGCTGCCGCCGATGACGACGTTGACGGGCGGGACGTGGCAGCCGCTGATTTTGGTAATGTCGCCGTAATGCTTCATAGCCGCTCACCGAGGTCAAGCAGCACCTGCCGCATGTGGACGATCTTTCGCTTAATCGCCGCGGCAGTGCTGCTCGCCGTCACGCCGCCATACGCTTGTGTAGCGTCCTTCGGCCCCTTCTTCGCCCCTTCATAGGTGCTGATGCTGTCATTCAGCTCCTCCGCCATCAAGCGGAGCATTTCCACCCGTTCACAGTTGTTCATACTTTGCCCCATGCTATACCTCCTCACAAAGTCTGTTGTGGATTATCCAAAAGTACCTCGGCTCGATTTCAAAGCCGATAAAGTGCCGATTCATCCGAGCCGCCGCAACCGCCGTCGTACCGCTTCCCATAAAGCCGTCGAATACAACGTCACCCTCTTTGGAATGCTTCTCAATGCACCGCTGTATTAGCTCTACCGGCTTTTGATTTTGGTGAAGCTGTTTGCGTCCGCGTATGCCCGGAAACTCCCACACGTCGCCCAGCCGCTTTCCGTTAAACGGAGCGCGACCTTTATTCAGCAGCAAAAGCACTTCGTATTGCTGCCCAAATTGCGCTTTCAAGTCGCCCATCGTCCACTCACTTTTCACCCAAACAATCGCGTTTTTGATCGTAAAATGAGCATTTTGAGCCGCTGTTTTGAAGAAATCCTGCGTTTTTGCAGAACAAAACATGTAAAAAGCGCAATTTGGCTTCAGTATGCGATAGCACTCTTCGACGTACTTCTGAATCAGCTCCGGGTTTGAGTCATTCTGAATCGGGGTGCAGAAGTCGTGCGCTTTATCTTGCCTGTGTCCCGTAGCATAGTTGATTAGATACGGCGGGTCTGACACAATCAAGTCTACGGATTCATCCGTCATCCGGCGCATCCCGGTAATGCAGTCAGACAGATACACCGTATCCGACGCAATTACGGGGGGGGGAGACTGCGAAGCGCACGTTTCGCCGTTGGCATGAACGCGCACGCTATCAAGCCACGGATGACCGCAGCGAAGGCCCGTACAGGCAACGCTTTCCAGCGCCTTACCACAGACGGGGCACACGCCCACTGTCATACCCACGCCCCCATTCGCGGCATCGCCGCCAGCATCAGCTCCTTTGCCTGTGTAGCCACTTCCCTCATCTGCGGATGCGCCGCTTCCGAGCAGCGTAAGCGGAAGAAGTGCAGCCACTCCTCAACTGTCGCGGTCATCACGACCTCCGTTTTCAGGCAGGTCGGCAGTACCGCACGCGCCTCCTGCGCCGTTGCGCCGATGTTCAGCAGGTCAAAATAGTACCGTTCCGCCATGACAACAGCCTCTATGAACGTCCCATATGCGGCTGAATCAGGACCGAAGCAGGCGGGCTGAACGACCGCGATTTCACCGCCAAAGTCCCCACGCTGGTAGTTGCAATAACGAGTGCTCTCCTGACAGAAGGACGCAGGGCGGTGACGCACTAACTCGTGCGACACACCGCGGTCGCAGGTGAACCAGCAGGTTACGCAGACGTGCTTCCTGATTTCACGGCCGCTCGTCAGCTCGCCGGGATGCAGTATCCATGCCTCCTCGTCACCGGCTGAGAACACATTGCCGAGCAAATCCGAAAACAGTACGCCGTATGCTTCCAAGATGCAGTGAACCGCAGCGGGTATGCGGGTATTCGTCGCAGCGCACACGCGCAGCACATCACGCCACGCCCGCACGTTGCCGGAAACAATATTTTGTGCGTTACCGTGAGTCTTTCGGATGTAAGAAGCTGTACCTGTCTGCTCAAAGGCTCTGTCCAAAGCGGAAAGCCACGCGCCTGAATCGCCATCAGAATCCTTGCTCATGCCGATTATCAAGTTCCCGTGCTCCAGCACTGCTTCATGCCCGCGCTTGACAATGCGCTGAATGAACCCCTTGTAGCTGCTGGATGTAATCTTTCCCTCCGACTTGTAGCATACACGCCCGCACAGCTCAATGCGCCGCATTACATCCTCAGGAGAAATGGGGTGTTCCAACAGCAGAACAGACGGCTTAACAATCCTCATTCGCCGTCACCGCCCCTTGATGCCGCCAACGCAGCCATCACCATCAGCACGATGGGATACAGCAGGTAAATCAGAGCGAATTTCCAGTCTACGGTCAGCGCAAGATACAGCGGCAGTCCGAGGATAGTAAGCGCCAATGCGACGATTACTATGACGAAACTCCACATGACGATATTTTCAACCAGCTTCTTGAAAAACTCCGTATCGTGCATATTCCTACCTCCAATCAGTCCTTCGTGAAAAACGCACCAACCCATCCGTCCGCATTAAGCGGCAAACCCGGTGCCCACGAAACGGGCTCCGACATAATACGCTCAACCAAATGCAGCATGTTTTCAGGCGCGTCAAAGGGTACAGTGTCGATGACCACCTCGTCATGTACATGAAATACCACCGGCAGTCCCGCCGCTTCGAGCCTGTCCAGCGCTCCAGCGAGACAGTCACGAGCTATGGCCTGCACACAGTTTTCAACCAGCTTGCCCCCATATGTTTCAATGCTTTTCCACTTTTTCGTTTTCTGATCCATGCCCATATACGCGATAGATGGGCGACCCCACTGATTTGTGCCCAGAGACGGGTTGATGTAATACAGCTTGCGGCTGGAGGGTAGTGTAATTGTCATGCAGGAAACGCCCTGCACTACGTCATACTCACGGGCAAACACGACGTTACGCACTCTGGCTGTGCCACCGCACCGTATCACCTGTACAGCCGCCGCATCCATTGCGTACCACAGGTCACGGATTTTGGAGTTGGCCTCCCGCCAGCGCTCCACGATGTCCGGCAGCTCATCCTCGGTCAGTCCCATGTCCAATGCGCCCATGTTGATAAGCGCCCCAGCGGATCCTTGATAGCCCAGCGCCAGCTCTGCCACCTTGCCCTTCGCGCGCAGGGCGTATTCTGGATTGCCCTTCTTGATCTTCTCAATGGGGACGCCGAACATCTGTGACGCGCTCGCTTCGTAGATTTTGCCGTGTGAGCGGAACACCTCAAGCCGCCATTCTTCGCCCGCCAGCCACGATATGACGCGAGCTTCGATAGCCGAGAAGTCCGCGTCTATCAGCACATGCCCCTCCGGCGCTATAAAGGCTGTGCGGATAAGCTGAGAAAGTGTATCCGGCACAGAACCGTACAGCACGCGCAAAGCATCAGCGTTCTTCTGCTCTACCAGCTTTCGCGCCACCTCAATCGCCTTCGTGTAGGTTCTCGGCAAGTTCTGCACCTGCACCAGTCGTCCAGCCCAGCGGCCCGTGCGGTTCGCACCGTAGAATTGGAGAAGCCCGCGCACGCGTCCGTCACCGCAGACACACGCTTCAATCGCATCATACTTTTTGGTAGAGGTCTTACTTAGTTCCTGACGAATTTCAAGCATACGCTGAACCTCAGCGCTGTTACCCTCCTTTGCCAGCAGACGTGAGACCGTTCCCTTGCGCAGGTCTTTAATTTCTTCGTCATCCATTTCCTCGTTCAGCCATTCGGCAAGCTGCTTAACTGAATTAGGATTGCGAATGCCGGAAACCGCAACAGCTTCGGCGGTAAAGTCGCGCTTGACACGCGCTCCCACATCCAGCGCGCCTCGCACCAAATCAATGTCCACCGCCACGCCGCGGGAGTTAATCATCAGATCGACCTCCCACTGATGCTGTACCCAGTCGGGAACAGAAAAAGCGCTCAGGCGGCGTTCAATTTCCATCTCCGTTACCACATCCTGACGGTTGTACTCTTTGAACAGCTTCCACTTATCAGAATCATGGTGCGGCAGATTGCGTGTGCGCCCACCATTCGCCCGTGAGGGCTTGCAGGGTACACAGAAATAGCGAATCAGGGCTTTGCCTGCCGCGTTCTTCTGCTTGTCATCCGGCAAACCGAGCGCCTTGCCTGTTGCGTCCAAGCCCGCCGTGTATCCACAGTACAGACCGTGAAACATGGTGCAGCGCCACTGCGACGGCCGCATACCGCCGTAGACCTTTTGCAAGGCGCCGTACTCAAAGTGTGCATTGTAGGCGTGCTTGATGTAATTGGGATCTGTCAGCGCGGGAACCATCCAGTCAGGAAGTTTTTCCCCGCACGCCAAATCGACCACCTGCACAGGGGCACCGTCAAGAGAATAGGCAAACAGCAGAATTTCAAAATCCGGGCTTTCGATGTATTTCCAGCTTCCCGTTTTCTTGATGGGTTCACTGGAAAAGGTTTCAAGATCAATGGAAAGGTGATGCGGCATCTTTCACCCTCCCTTAATCCCAATACGGAAGCGACGTGCGGATGTCTGCTGGAACATTGCCGTTCCAGACAAAAGAGTTTTTCAGCACATATTCGTTATAGCTTGCCGCCGTTTTGTTTGCGCGCATCTTCGCCTGTTCAGCCCATGACAGCTTTTCTTCATTTTCGCTATCTTTGTACTGCTGGTAAATCAGGCTGTCACTTGTGTAACTCGCCATCATTGCGCGGCAGGTATCCTCTACCTGCTTACGGGTGCTGTACGCCGTCGCATCATCAGCCTTTTGTACGGCGAAAAACCATGAGTTCCACATGGCGCGTCCGGCAGGAAAGCAGGAAAAGAAAACCGTGCAGAACAGCAGAACGACCATCAACAGACACAGCAAACCAGCAATGACCTTATTCACCTGCCACGCCTCCTTCATACCGCACGACCGGGCTATCGACGACAAAAGGAATGTCGGAGTACAGGTATTCGCCCACCCATTCTATGTATTTTCCATCCGGGGTGAAGAAGAAAATCCCGTCATCATTCTCACCATAGCTGCCGTCCACGTCGGCAAGCCACTTGTTATACGCCCGGTATTCACCACCTGAATACTCGTAATATTCGCTGTCAGGGGACAGGAAGCTATTCAGGCTTGTTACCTTTCCGTCTACGACGAAATTGCCGACAACAGTGTTTCCGGCAAAGAGCACGATATAGCCCAGCGGTTTTTCAACCGCGCACACGAGCGCGTTTGCCTTTTCGCGCTGACCATTGACCCAATAGGCACGTCGAATCAGGTTATACCGTTCCAGCGAGTAGCTGATGTCCGTTGGTGTAGGCTGGTTATCCGTTAAAGAATTGGCCACAGCCATCTGCGCCTGCACGTCAGCTTTCGTGCCGCTTACAGTAGGGGTATCTGAGCAACCGGTCAGCGTCAACAGCGCCAGTGCGATAATCACAATCAAGCCGACCACACGAACCGTCTTTTTCATACGTTTTTCCTCCCTGCAATAATCGCCAGCGAATTTTCAAACTGTACACCGCGCTTAACAAGTTCGGCTTTGACCGCTTCGCCCAGCGGAGAAGAAAGGGCATAGTCAATCAGTTCTGCTTCTGACATGCCCGTTACGTTAGCGATGGACTGCTTTACGTCCTCCGTCTTACGCGGAAGCCATACGCGCTCCGCATACTCACCGCTGTCAATGTCGGAAACAAGCATTGCCATCGTGCGATCTGGACGACGAACGAACATGCTGAACAAATTCATCAGGTGAATGGTAGTCATTTCTTTAATCTGGATTTCTTCGCCAGTGGCGGTCGTCCAGCTATCGGCACAATCAAAACGAGTTTTCACACTTTACCTCCTAAAAAAGA